TAATGAAGCGCCCATTGCGGTACCGCACGATGGGTGCTGTGAGAGAGGGGCGGGGAAACCCGTCCCCCTACTCGATTATCTGTTGCCTCTCAGAGATGATCGAACCCAATAAGTACGATATCCAGACTGCATCCATCCTTATCGATACCGCCAAGGCCGAGCTGGATAGAAAAATTGCCTCCGAGCTTCCGGAGCAAACCAAGCGGCTAGCCTTCTATCAAGGCTTCTGCGTCGTGGTTTTCGGTGTCCTGTTCTATCTATTCGACAACCATTACTTCCAAGGCTGGAGAATGTGGCTGGCGGTTGTTTCCGGTGCTTTAGGGTTTGCGTCCTTGCTAATGTCGATTATCTTTTCAAGCGGCGCTGCTTATCCTTCCGGAATTTGCAAGGACTACCTGAGATGGCTGAACACTCGGTACCATGATGACGTGCCTGTTTTATCTGTTCAGAAGGATTTACTTCGACAATATCAACGTTCTATTAATGCACTTGATGTGATTCACGAAAGGAGAGGAAAAGCACTTCGGACAATCAATTTCATGTTGATTTTGTCAATTATCTTGGGTTGCTTGGCCCTTTGATTTCTTTAGCGGTTTCATTGTTGTCCACAACGTTTATCGACAAACCGCCAGCCTCTCGGTGGGCTCAAGCACCGAGCCATTTACAACATCCAGCCAGCCTAGCTTTCCAATGGGAAGATGCTCACTCCGCTGGATTTCTAATTCTCCTGACGAGAATGGTGGAGAAAACCGCCTTAACAAACTATCTCCTTGGGGTTGGTTGGGGTTGCGCTCGGCTGAAAGATGTCGGGCGCACCTTTTTTAAGCTATGAAAGAATCTGAACTCAAAATTCTCTACAGGTCGGTCAATGACCTGATCCCTTACGCAAACAATGCCCGGACGCACTCTGAGGAACAGGTGAATCAGATCGCCAGTTCGATCAAGGAATTTGGGTTCAACAATCCTATCCTTGTGGATGAACAAGGCGGAGTGATTGCCGGACATGGACGCTTAAAGGCGGCCAAAAAGCTTGGTCTTAAGGTTGTTCCGACCATTGAGCTAAGCGGATTATCCGATCCGCAAAAGAAGGCTTTCATCCTTGCAGACAATCGAATTGCTCTTAATTCTGGTTGGGATATTGATCTCTTGAGAATTGAGCTGCAGGAATTGCAGGATACAGATTTGGCACCGGTCACTGGGTTCTCCGACGAAGAGTTGAATGCTTTGTTGTGTGGAACTACCGAACCCGCAGAGGAAGAACCGGAAAAGGAAGAGTCTGAGGCGGACAGCTTCAATCTAACGCTCTCAATTCCGATCGAATACAAAGAGCAGGTTCAGGATTTCGTTAAGAGTTTCGGACTTGAGGATTTAATCCAGAAGATCATCGATATGACCAGTTAACTACAGGCAGGTTGAAGGCATGGAAGGAACAGTTCAAAAGAAGCGGACTCGTCCACGCATTCAGATTGACCTAGAGAAGGTTGAACAACTGGCTCAGGTTTGTGACAACGAGGAGGAGATCGCTCTCGCGCTCGGGATCAGTTATCGAACCCTACAGAATCGAAAAAAAGATTTTGCGAATTTTGCGACCGCTATAAAAAAGGGAAAGGCTAAGGCAAACGCCTTTGTTGGCGGAAAGTTGATGGCTCTCATTCGAGAGGGGAATCCGGCAGCGACCATTTTTTACATGAAGAGTCGCTGTGGGTGGAAGGAGACTGACAGGAAGGAGATCACTGGAAAAGACGGTGAACCGGTCAAGGTCGATAAAGTTAACCAGCTGGATCTAAGCAAGCTCACCTTGGAACAGTTAGACGCGCTGGAGGGTATTGTGAATGCGGCTTCCAACGATACAGGAGATCAGACTAGCTAAGGCACGTAAATCGCTCGCTTATTTCACTACGTACACCAAACCTGATTACCTAATGGGATGGGTTCATCGTGAGATATGCACTGCTCTTGATGACTTTTTACAGGCTGTCGCCGATAGGAAATCTCCTCGGTTGATTATTACCATGCCTCCGAGAAGCGGTAAAAGTGAGTTGGTTTCCCGCCGCTTCCCTGCCTATGCCTTCGGGCGTTTTCCCGATCTTCAGATAATCGCTACGTCTTACAGCGCAGATTTATCACAGCGTTTTAATCGTGACGTTCAGCGGATTATCGATGATGAAAAATATCAAGAGATATTCCCCGAAACGACGCTAAATGGCTCGCGAGTCCGTCCGGACTCGCGAGGGTCGTACATTCGGACATCCGATTTATTTGAGATTGTCGGTCATGCTGGCGCCTACCGTTCTTGCGGTGTGGGCGGAGGCATCACCGGTCAAGGCGCAGATTGCTTGCTTATCGACGACCCCGTGAAAGATCGCGCAGAGGCGAATAGTGCCACGGTGCGACAGTCTATTTGGGACTGGTACACATCTACGGCGTATACACGCTTGTCTCCGGGCGGTGGTGTGATCGTCATGGCTACGAGGTGGCACTTAGACGATCTCATTGGGCGCCTCATTGAAAACATGGAGAACGGACAGGGCGATACTTTTACGGTCATTAACTATCCTGCGATTGCTGAGCATGATGAAATCCATAGGCGGAAAGGCGAGGCGCTGCATCCTGAGCGTTATTCGTTAGATCAGCTTAAAAAGATTCAGAAAACTGTCGGATCGAGGGATTGGGCTGCACTGTATCAGCAGCATCCGATCCCGGAGGGAGGCAACATATTCAAAGCCGAATGGTTCAAATACTGGACGGAATCGAGCTTGCCTCCTGAGTTTGATCAGATCGTAACGTCGTGGGACATGACGTTTAAGGATTCGAAGAACTCCGACTATGTGGTAGGACAAGTTTGGGGAAAGAAAGGCGCTAATTTTTATTTGCTTGATCAAGTTAGAGGTCAGTGGGACTTCGTTAAAACACGTGAGATGTTCCTCATTCTTGCGCACAAGTGGCCCAAAGCGTTACGCAAGTTGGTTGAAGACAAAGCGAACGGATCAGCGATTATCTCTGAACTTCAAAAAACCGTCAGCGGCATTGTTCCGGTTACTCCGAAGGAATCTAAGGAGGCCCGTGCGAGCGCGATTACGCCGTTTTTTGAGGCTGGCAATGTTTACTTGCCGGATCCGAAGAAAACGCCATGGATGGGTGCATTTGAAGCTGAATTGCTGAATTTCCCAGCCGGCGCCCACGATGATTGTGTCGACTCCCTAAGTCAATGTCTTAACTATTTCCGCAACGGCTCAGGCGTCATTTTGACTAGAGAGCAGATGCAGCAGGCACGTTTTAGATTTTGAAAATCATGAATCAACTAGACGAAAACAAACGCAGAAAGATCAATCAAAAGATCATCGATGCGGCAGGCTCTCGCTTCGTGCCTCCTAGAACATCGTTCTCTCCGGAAGAGGCTAAAACGCTCTTTTATCCTCCGATAACTTTGAACACCAAAGAGCCGGAGAAAGAAGAGTCTCGTTTTACAAATGATGCCGCGATTGGCTCGAGTTTCAATGCGTACTATGCCTCGTTGACACAGCACGCCTTGGATTTAGGCCAGTTCCCGATGACATCGTTTGTCGGCTATGGCGTCCTTCAGAATATCGCGCAAAACGGCATGATCCGCACCTGCATTCAGACTGTCGCGGATGACATGTGTCGAGAATGGATTCAGGTGGAGGGCGGTGAAGACGAATCGGCGGATAACGTTAAGACGCTCCAAGATCTGCAGGAGAACAAATATCGACTGAGAAGGCTTTTTAATGAAGCCCTGAGCATCGTCGGCTTCATGGGAGGAGCCTTTATCTTTGTTGACACTGGGGTCGAAGGAGAAGCGTTAAAGCTTCCTCTCAACTACTCTGACAAATCAGCAGAACTGGTTGGCGAGGATAAATCGGTCAAATTTATTGTCATTGATCCGGTCAATGTTTCGCCTGGCTTCTACAACGCAAACCAGCCGCTCAAAGATGATTACTTAAAGCCAAAGTCTTGGTTTGTTTTCGGCCAAGAGGTTCACGCTTCCCGCATGATCAGGCTCGTGGACAATGAGCCTCCTTTACTTCTGAGGCCAGCCTATAACTTCCTTGGAATCCCACAAGCTCAGATTCTTTGGGATTATGTTCTGCACTGGAATAAAGCCAGAGAAACAGGCGTCAGCATCCTGGAGAAACTGAACCTCACGGTATTCAAAACGAATTTTGCCGAAGCGCTGCAAACTGGCGGCATCGAGCAGTTAGACGCAAAGATGATGCTGTTAAAGCGTTATCGCTCGAATGAGGCCATTTTCGCTTGTGACTCTTCCGAGGATCTGCAGAACATCACTCTTACTATTTCAGGAGTTGAAGGCATCATACGGCAAGCTCTGGAATTCATTGCGGCCATCAACCGTACGCCTGCGGTCAAGCTCCTCGGAATCTCTCCGAGCGGTTTCAATGCGACCGGTCAGAGCGATATCCGGAACTATTACGACCATATCAAGTCGAAGCAGGAGCTCAATCGAGACGCAATTCAAACCGTCTTGAAGGCTATCCAGTTGGTTGAGTTTGGTCATGTTGATCCGTCCGTTACATTCAAGTTCAACGAACTCGGAGAGGCCGATGCCGCTGCTACAGCAATCACAGCTAAGACAAAGGTCGACATGCTGGCAGTGCTGCAGGATCGAAATGTTCTGAGCGCTGAAGAAGTCCGCGAGTTTGTCCGCCGTGATTCAGATATGGGTCTGGACTTCATTCCGGAAGAATTGCCGGAGGGGATGGAAGGCGAACTCATGACTGATGATCCCAGTCAGCAGAATGAGCTGATGAACAACTTCCTGAAACAGCGATCGGCTGAGAACGTGGCGCCGGCGCCGAAGACTGATGAAGACAAAGCTGGAGAGATTTTCTAATGAAGACTGCTCGTGCCGTTCAGCCGAATCTAGGCAGACAAGCGAAGTTCAAAAGGAAGCTCGACACCTTCTTGAAGTCCTTCAGAAATAGGATTCTCAACGAGATACTTCTTTATCTGTCTGATGCTGGAGGATTGACCGAGGACGCTTCCTTAACGTTCCGTCCGGATGATCCTCTCGATCGCGCACGGCTTCGGAATATCAAGGAACGAATCAACCTCTTGGTTCTTCGTGATCCTGATCGATTCCGTCGCAATGTTGATGACTTCATTGCCCGCAACATGGGCAACTGGATGAAAACCGCAGATCGGGAAACACGTCAGATCGCTGAATGGTACGTGAAGAATCTCGCTACTGATGTCTCAACGGCCCAGAAAGCATCACTGCTGGCTGCAGGAGTTCCGGCTTCGGTTTTTGCCTACGAGATGAGGCAGACGCGAAAGCACTTTTTCATTACGCCACAGGCAGTGAATGAGCTCCCGCGTATGGTCGCCGACACGACAAGCCTCATCAGCAACATCACAACGTCTGAGCTGACAAACATCCGTGCGGCCTTTATGGATGCGTATGAAGGTCGCGGTACCTATTCGCAGATTGTCGAAGCTCTTGGCCGTTCTTCTTCGTTTACAGCTCAACGAGCTCAGCGTGTGGCAATTGACCAAACTCTCAAATTGAATCAGCAGATTCAGCAGGCTAACTGCAAAGGTTTGGGCATTACTCGCGGGGTTTGGATTCACGTCCCCGGCAAGTACACCAGTCGAGAAAGCCACATTGAGATGAACGGCAAAGAGTTTGATCTTTCTAAGGGTCTTTACGACAAGGAAGTCGGGCGGAATGTGATGCCAGGTGAGCTTTACTGGTGCAGATGCCAGTTCAGAAGCATTCTTCCGGATTAAACAATATTCGAGGTTATTACTGTGGGAAATCTAAAACGCACGGTTGCAATTGATTCTGTGAGCGTTCGATCTGTTGATGACAATGGTTTCCTCCATGTCCAAAAATCTCCGCTGACAAGAGTTCAGGTTGCTCCGTATTACGGCCAGGAGATTGCAGGCTGGCGAGAGCTCGGACTTGATCCGGAGAAGATTTATCACGCCTATCGACCGCCCGAAGAACTCAGCTCTCCCGAAACGATTCAATCAATTAACGGTATCCCGATTCATCTTGAGCATCACGATGATCACGGAGCCCCCGAGAACAAACAAACTCGGGTCGGCACTACCGGAACGGACGGAGCTTTTGAGGCTCCGTTTTTAGTTAACTCTCTGCACATTTACGACAAGGACGCACGCAGCAGGATCGAAGACGGTTCAATGCGTGAGTTGAGTCTTGCGTACACGTTCGAGCCCGACTTCTCGCCGGGTGAGACACCTGATGGAGAGAAATACGACTATGTGCAACGCAAGATCAGAGCGAACCATCTTGCGCTTGTTGAAACTGGGCGCGCTGGGCCTGAGGTAAGAGTTCGCGATTCTAATAAGGACTTTCTCAATATGGAAAAAGATGACGCTGTTGAGCAGGCTGAAGTGACGTTAGCAAAGGCGATTATCGATTTGCATTCCGTTGATCCTAACGGAAAAATCGTTGACGGCGCTCAAGATGATGACAAAGACGCGATGATTCAAAAAATCATCGAAGGACTGAAGGCAAAAGGCCTGACGGACGAAGAAGCTGAAAAGCTTAAGACCACTCTGTCTGACCTGGCTTACTCTCAGGCTACAGGAGACGAAGATCCTAAGCCTGATGATCAAAAAAAGGCTCAGGACGACGATCCGGAACTTGATGAAAAGATGAAGGATCCGAACTTCAAGGCTGGTTTTGAAGCTGGCGTTCTCTACGGCGAAAAACGTGAAAAGGACGATCCTAAACGCATCGATTCTGATCACGAACGCGAAGGCGAAGAACGCTATCTCGAAAAAGAAGCGGAAGATGCATTGAAATCCTGTGGTCTTGATGAAGCTTCTGAAGAAGAGAAGAAGGCTTTTGCTGCCGGATTGAATTACGCCCAGAAGAAAGATGAAGGCGCACAAGATGAAGATCCGAAACCTGATGATGGCAAAGAAGAAAAGAGTTCTGCCTCTGACTCCATGAAGATTCTCCGAAACGCCATCTACTCTGAACTGGCCGCAATCGAAGAAGTCAAGCCGGTGTTAGGTGTTATCCGTGCCGGATCCTATGACTCCGCAAGTTCCATCTATGTGGCAGCACTCAAGAAACTCGGTTTGAAAAACATCCCCGCATCCGAAGCTCGTTCTGCGTATCGCGCCTACATGCAGGGTCGAAAGGCCTTAGCTGGTGCGAAAGACTCCGGCGCCAAGGTGACCGAGAAGCCGACTGCCGTCAGCGCAATTTTGAACAATGTTAAATAAATAGGAGATTTTTTGATGCTTCAAAAATCTGTAGGTCTCTATCCTGCTATCGGTATTCCGGGACAGCAGGTTGCATTCAATCAGGCCGTCTACACGCCTCAGAACTACTTGTCTGACGGTACTGTGCAGTGCGGTGGTTTTGCGTTTGCTGTAGCCGCCTCCACAACCGGAACAGCCGTGAAATTCCCAATCGCATCCCTGAAGGGCTCTGCAGGGGCCAAACCGATCGGTTTTGTTGAGCGCACGTTCACAGCGTCCATCGAGCTGGGCACAGATACTCCGGACATTTATCCGAAAGGGGCTGAGCTGACGATTGCCGTTCGAGGTGACTACTACATCGTCGCACCTGCGGCCGCAACTCTCGGTCAAGCTGTTCTCTGTGATCCGACCACTGGCGCCATCACATTTGGTGCTGCCGGTGCCGCAAATGACACCGGTTGGACAGTTCAGACGGCTGGTGCAAAGGGCGACACGATCATCATTTCCAATCACGGCCTCGGTTATCAGCCTGCCGCGAGCGGATCCTAATCTGAGGTAAAAAATGAACGATTTTGAATTAGCAAAGCAAAAAGGCGTGCATGGTGTGGAAGCAAAAGGATTCATGTCCTATTCCACAGACGCCAAAGGTAAGATCAACGTCGACTACGACGCAACGGTTAAGGCAATGGCTCGAGATGCCGCATTGCAGACTCCCGTGTCTGTCGGCGTCCCGTCCGTCTTCACGACATTCATTGACCCGCAGGTCGTCCCCATCCTGTTTGCCGCCCAGAACGCTACAAAGATTTTCGGCGAAGAAAGAAAGGGTGACTGGACAGATAACTTCTTCACCTTCCCGGTCGAAGAGTATGCGGGCAATGTGACTCCTTACTCTGACTTCGCGGAGAACGTCTCTACAGATGTGAACGTGGAGTACCCGACTCGCGAAAACTTCTTGTTCCAAACTGTCATCAAGTATGGTGATCGTGAGGTGGGTCTTGCGGCTAAGGCCAAGTTGAATGTTGTTTCTTCTAAACAACAGGCCTCTGCCTACGTTATGGCGATGGCTCACAACAAGTTTGCGCTTTATGGTGTCGAAGGTAAGAAGGTCTACGGTCTGTTAAATGACCCGAACCTGAACGCTTCGATTTCTCCGATCTCCATCACCACGGGATCTACCGCTAACTCTACGTGGACAGCAAAGTGCGCTGCACAGCCTGAGAAGACTGCCAACATTGTCTATAACGACATTAACAAGCTTTGGGCTGAAATTAGCAAGAATAACGGCGGTTTGGTTGATCAGAACTCCCGCATCATTCTCGCTGTCAGCAACACCAGAGCTCCTTACCTGACCGAGCCGAACTCCTTCGGTCTTACGGCTATGACTATGCTCAAGCAGTCATTCCCCAACATCGAGGTTGTTCAGCTTCCTGAGCTGACTACAACGGCTGGTGAAATGCTGTACATGACTGTTCCTGACCTGTTTGGCATTGAGACTGGTATCTGCGCATTCTCTGAGAAGTATTTCTTGGGTCGTGTGGTTCCGGAAATGTCCAGCTACAAGCAAAAGGTCGTTGGCGGAACTTGGGGCGCTGTTATTCGTCGTCCCAGCCTCGTTGCCACGATGCTCGGCATCTAACCTGAACTAACCAGCTACGGAGGCCCGATCTCTCGGGCCTCTTTCTTAGGAGATTGAAATAATGGCTCGTACCAACACAACTCAGAAAGCAACATCCGGAAAGGTTGTCGCAGACAATTTCAGCAATACCCAGAAGAAGAGCACTGCTAAAACTCAGTCCACGGTGATCATTGCTTGCACTCTGGCACACGGCCTCAAATTTGATGATGTGCCGAATGGCAATGGCGGAACAAAAACGATCGTCTTTCCGGGCGTAAATGATTCGCTTAGAGGAAAACGTGACGGGATCCTGCTGGGCAAGGGAAACTCAGTCGCATTCCAGATTGATAAAGAGGACTGGGAAAACATCAAGAGGATGCACGGACAGGAGGCTGTATTCACAGGCGTGAATGGCGGTATTCCGTGCCTGCTTGAGATGAAATCAGTTCAAGAATTCAGAGGCCGCGAGGACGAATTAAAAGAAGCTTCTCACGGGCTCAATCCGATCGATCCTGAATCGGTCAACGTTGAAGAAGTTAAGAACGAAGAAGGTTAACAAAATGGCTGTCGTCGTCTTTGATCCTGAAAAATTTCGAATCCTTCATCCCGCGTTTTCGGATGAAGTTAAATTCCCGGACGAAACTCTGCAGTTCTACTTTGATTTGGCGGTGGAGTTCGTGGGGAATACGGACGCCGACAGCTTTGCTCCCTACGATCCGGATAACAAGATATATACGAGGGAGCGGCTCCTTGATCTTGTAACCTGCCACCTGCTGACACTCAGCCAGCAGCCGAACGGTCAGGTTGGCAGGATTGCTAGTGCTACGCAGGGAAGTGTGAGTACCAGCTTTGACCTTCTGAAAACGAATACATTTGTCGGCGATTGGTGGGCTCAAACCCAATGCGGCGCCATGTACTGGACGCTGACTGCCAAATACCGAATCGGCGGCAGAGTTTATCCGGGAAATAATTACCATCCTTGGGGATGATGACGATGGGCATCAACATCACATCTAACAATGCGTTCAAAAAGCTGTCAGAGAAGATCAAGGCCGATAGCAATAAAAAGCTAGAGGTCGGAATAATGATTCCGGACATCGCAACCATTGGGATGTATCTGGAATATGGGTGGGTCCAGTCAGTGACGAGCAAGCAAGGACACTACTTGTCGGCTCAGCTTGGACTGCCTCCGAACAGCAAATTCACGACTCTCTACATGCCCCCGCGTCCGTTCATGAGAGCTACCTACGCTCACAAAAGAGCGGAGTGGCAGGAAATATTCCGAAAGTATTTCCTAAAAACTTTCGACATTACATATTCCCTCAAGACAATGGGTCAGGCCGCAGTAGACGATATTGTTCAGACGATTGACAACGCAGGTATCCCTGCAGGATCGTTTCCTAAAAGATCAGCCCTTACGATGGCTCTTTTTGAAGCTACAGGGGAAATCGCTAAGGTTCGCAAAGCAAAGGGTGGTGGAAAACTTGCCAATAACGTAAACACGACTAAACCGCTGACCCTAACAGGCGTTCTTAGAACCTCTATTCAAGCGAAGGTTTCCTAATGTCTCTCAACCTACACGCAATTGTCCGCCAGGCGATTAACGCCAACTATGCTGACGAAAAATTCAAGCTGTATCGATCGGCCGGTCAAAGGAATGTAGGAGGTATTGTCCAAGCGTATTACGCACCGCCTGAAGAGATTCAGGGGAATTTTCAAAGCGAAGGCGATAGCGCTCTTGACCACGCGAATCTAGCGGGACAGAACACCATCATCCGGCGCCTGTACCTCTACGCATCGAGCGACCAGAAGCAGCGGCCTTGGGCAATCTATAGGCCCTTAGCCAGGTCGGGAGATTATGTCGAAGACTCCAAGGGAGGCCAGTGGCTGATCACTGCGGTGATCGAGGATTTTTCGGACGCAGGTTGGGAGGCGGTCCGCTGCACATTCCAAACCACGCCTCAGAAGCTGAACATCGTAGAGGATGAAGATGAAAGCACAAAACCTGACCCCGAACATCCGGGCAGCGATCCAAGAATTTCTTGAGATATTTGCAGTTCCGGAAGTGGCGCCGGAAAACATTTTCTACGGTAACCAGAACAATCTGGCATTGCCTCCTGAGGGAAACGATTACGTCATCTATTCCTACATCTCCAGTGTTCGCCATGGGACGAGCGCTGAGGATTGGACGAAAGACCAAACCGATGACAATGTTTATCTCTCGACTACTACAGAGGTTTTGGTACAGGTCGATTGTTACGCCTCGACCCTAAACGGCTCGGACAGCATGAATGCGATGCTGAGAGCTCAGGCTTTGGAGACTGTATGCAGGTCTCAGGTAGGCGTGCAGTTTTTCGTTGATAGAGGAATCAGCCTGCTTCATGCGGACGATCCGAGAGATACCACCATTGTCGGGGACTCTGACAACTATGTCCGGAGATCCACGCTGATGATTCATCTCAGCATGCAGAGTCAGATCAAAGTTTCCATGAGCTTCTTTAGTGCGGTTGATGTGGACCTGAAAAACGTTGATGTGAGCTACCCGCCGAAGGAAAAAGAATGAACGTGCAACTTGCTTTCAAACTTGGGCGTGCATTCAAGCTAGGAATGATGTACGGCATGGGGAGGAAGTATGCTGATCTTGGTAAAGCAAGGGATGCAGAAAAAGATCCGAAAGAGTGGATTACGTCCCGCGGTACCCATATTCCTGTTGGTAAATCAGGAAAGCTAGAAGGGAAAATAGGGAAAAAGATTGAGAGGCAAGCTGAACAATCTAACCCGGAAAAGAATAGCCAACAGAAGAAACCTAAACAGCCAACGTTTCCAAAGTCAGAGAAAAACCTCTTAGAAGAGCCTCCATCTAAAGACACAACAAGTTATGTGCGAAAGGCTCAAGGTAATTTAAATAAGGCAATCACAAACTATTACGACAATGAATTGCGTGGAGGAACAGTTCCAACAGTAGTTGAGCTAAATGGAAAAGAAACTCCTGCTGTTGTGACCTTTTCTAGCGAGGCAAGAAGCGAATTTAAAAAGTTTCAGCCAAACTTAAAAGACATACTAAACGCCCTTCCTTACGTGCCAGAAGTAATAGAAAGCGGAGACTATCCCGGAAGAAGGGAAGAGCCAAACCACGGTAAACAAGTGGCGTTCCATACCAAGATGAAAACCTTCAACATAAACGGGAAAGAGAAAACAATCTTTGTCGATATTGGAGAAACGAAATATGGAACGTTACATCCCTACAGTGTGAACACTAATGGGGTAGAGAGTTTTGAAAGTAAAAAGAGAAGATTTGAGACTGCAATGAAGAGGAAAAAAGAAAAGGCCGGAGACGCTGCGCTATTACCATCCTCTAAGGATTCCGTGATGATTTTACACGGGTCACAGTCTTTGCTTCGACCTATGAAACGGAGACTACCTCAAGAAGGTGGGATAGTCAAGATGTCAGTCCTAGGAATAAGAATTTTATGAAAAAAATAGCCCCGATCAGTTGGTAGCTGAGCGGGGTTTGAGTTAACTGATTGCAAGGGAATCAGTCAATATGAACATTTTACACGACTTAGCGGAGGCCCTAACCATGGTCACTGCCGTTCCTTTGTATGCAGCTCTTCCCGTTTACCTAATCGGTTACGGACTCGCAGTTTGGGTGATTGCGAAAGCGATTAAGGCTGTAAAGGATATTTTCAAATAAATGAGTTTCTGGTGTGGCTCATAGCCGCTCCATAAAAATTATCGTCGGCGCCTTCTGGCGCTTTTTTATTTTGAGGAAAAATATGTCAATCAATGCTAATCGATTGGTTTCTATCACCCCTCGCATCATTGGAGCTGGGAGCGCCGATCTTGAAACAAACGGTCTACTGCTGACCCAGAACGCTCAGATCCCTGCAGATTCTCCGGCACTGGAATTTGTGACCGCTGCCGCTGTCGGGAATTATTTTGGTGCTGAATCCCCTGAGGCTGACTTTGCTAATCAGTACTTCTCCGGAGTGAACAATCAGCAGAAGGCGATCAATCGTTTGTTTGTGGCACGCAGAATCAATGCAGATGCCGCCGCGTGGATTAAATCAGCTCCGATCACAGCTCAACTTTCTGAACTGACAGCCATTAATACCGGTTCCCTGACGATTTCGGTCAACGGCACAGAAAAAGAGGTCGTGAACCTCGACTTCTCCACGGCCAAGTCTTTCAGTGACGTTGCAACTGAGCTGGCTTCTGCAGTTGGGGCGGTTTCCGGCGCCTTCAACTCTGATCAAAATGCCATCATCCTGACCACCACAGAGACAGGCGATACAGCTTCAATTTCCTTCGCGACAAAAGCAACCACAGGGACTGATGTATCCGCACTACTCGGCTTGGCTGAGGATTCCGGCGCCGTTCTCTCTCAGGGTTCTGATGCTCTGACTCCGGCTCAGAATATGAACCTTGTCACTTCTGTTTCTCGAAACTGGGTCGGATTCACGACTCTTTATGCGACAGAGGTGGCAGAGGCTTCCGCTTTAGCGGCTTGGGCCGACATTGATGATGACTACGTGTACTTTGATTGGTCCACAGACACAAAGATGCTCGATCAATCTACCCAGTCCACGACGAAAGTTGCCAAGTTAGCGGAGAACAACTACAACTGTTTGGCGATGGTTTACGGTACCGCCCAGGATGCCGCGGCCTTCCTTGCAGTTGGCGCTTCTATTGATTGGTCCGCTATCCAAGGCATTAAGACGTGGTTTGCGAAGTCTGCCTCTGGAATTAAGGCTTCCGTTCTCAGCGACGAAGTGGCTGAAGCCTTGGATGATCTCAAGGTCAACTATGTCGGCGCATTTGCAACACGCAATGCAGAATTTGACTTTATTAACCGTGGCTGTCTACTCTCAGGAATCTACCAATGGATCGATGCCCTCTACGGCATGATTTGGTTCAAGGCCCGAATCCAGCGTCAGATCATGGACGGGTTCGCTGCTATCAATCGCGCTCCCTACAACGCAATCGGCTTTGCTTATGTCGAGGCATGGTTGCTTGATCCCATCAACGATGCCAAGCGTAATGGCGTGATTGATACAGGGCTGGCACTGTCCAACTCGCAGGTTCAGCAGTTGCTGACAGAAACCAACAACTCGACGATCAAGCAAGATCTCTACTCCAAGGGTTACTGGTACCTCATTGAATCTCCGTCGGCAAATGTTAGAACACAGCGAGGAAGCCCTCGTTTGGGACTTTGGTACACCTATGCCGGCAGTATCCAACGAATTGAGATGCCTTTGACAGCCGTCATGTAGTCAAAATTTCACAACCACAAAGACCCGTCGTAATGGCGGGTTTTTCATTTAGGAATGGATAAAAATGAAACCGAAATTAGATATCACATCCGCCAATGCGTCAGCAGTGATGACGATTGAAGAGCTGTATCCGAACGGTCTGAAGCTGGAAAGATTCTCGACAGATGCCGCTATCGCCGCCGATTCTCAACAGGTTGCCGAGACTCGTATGGGTGTAGATGGCTTCATGGCAGCAGGCGTTACTCCGAACATCTATCCTGTAACGATCACGCTTGAAGCTAACTCTCCGACTGCGACAGCATTCACAACGCTTTACGAGGCAATGAGTGCAAATAAACAGCTCTATGTTTGCAATCTGACAATCAAGATCCCGTCTATCGGCAAGACCTACCAGTTCTCAAATGGTGTGCTGCAGACAGCAAATCCTATGCCGGCACTCAATAAAGTTCTGGCGCCGACAACTTGGGTGTTCCACTTTGAATCCATGGAGCGCATCTAAATGAAGGAACCGAAAGTTATCAAATTGGAAGACGGCGGTAATCAGCTGACCTTCAAGATTTATCCGTTTCCGGCAACTAAAGCTGAAGATCTAATGATCCGGATTGCCTTGATGACCGGCAAAAATCTCGATATTGAGAGCGAAATGGGATACAGAGATGTGATCAAAGCGCTTGTCAGTGTTCCTCATGTAGAAGCCAAGGCCCTTTTAGATGAACTGCTTTCCGAGGTCTACAAGGTGGATGGTAAGAGTGAGATCAAATTCTCCTTCGATGACGCAGACGGTTATATCTCCAGTCCGTTGACCATCCTCAAACTCAGAATTGAAAGCTTCAAGGCGAACTTCGGTTTTTTTCCCGACTTGATACGCCAGTTCTCCCCCGCCGTGCAGAATTCTTAGCCGATTGTGCCAAGGTTAGAGGCGTAGCGGTCACAACTCAGCTATCGCCTCTGATCTCCCGTTTAATCAACGGAGGCATGGCGTCCTTGGTCGAGCTTCAGACACAACTAACGCTGGAAGATGCCTACGCATTAGACGAGGCACTTTTGATTAAGAACTACAACTCGTGGGTAGCGCAAAAGAGCGCTTGATAACATGGCTCAAAAGACCGACTCTTTAGTAATTGATGTATCCGTCAACTCGAACGACGTAGTTAAATTTTTCGAGTTGATGTCTGAGAAACTGAATCAGTTGCTCGGATTTGCTCAGGAGGCAGGCGCAAAGCTTGACGCTCTGGGAGAAGGTTCTGACGGCATCAAAGAGGTTTCTTCTTCTATAAATGAGGCTGGACAAAACGCCAAGAAAACCTCTAAGGATTTAGAGAACGTTGGCACGAGCGGTAAGAAAGCAGGGAAGGATGTTTCTAAGGCCTCAAAGGACGCATCAAAATCCCTTTCTCAGCTTGATTCAATGGCGAAACAAGTCTTTTCCGCCATTAAGAGTTATGCCGCACCGCTGGCTGCGATGTTTGGTGCCAAATTCATGTTTGGCAATTTCATTGATGAAGGTGCCAAGCTCGACGACATCTCCAAAAAAGTCCGGATGAATGTGTCCGAGATTGACGCATGGCGGAAAGCGAACGTAGCGGCAGGCGGAAGTGCTGAGGCATTCACTCAGGCCATGCAAGCGTTTACTGAGCGCACCGGAGCAAGCGGAGAAGTTTTCCTCCGTATGGGGAAGCAGCTCAACGGCATGACAGGTGCCCAGGCGAACTACGCCTTGAAATATCTCGGATTGACACGTGAAAGCGCCGCGGTCTTTCTGCAGAACAACAAGCAGATGGGAGAGTTGGTTGAGACATATCGGAAACTCGCCTTAACGCCTAAAGATGCAGAGAATGCCAGACGCTTCAAAATTTCGTGGCAAGTGACCGGAATGGCGATTCAAAGTATCGGTAATGGAATTGCGAAATTTTTCCTTCCGTACATTGAGAAGGCCGTCAAGGTTTTCGGCGACGCCTCTTTGTTTATTGGAGAGCATAGCCAATTTATCAAAATTGCGTTAACCAGTATTGCTACAGCAGCGGCATTGGCGTTTGGGCCTAAATCTGCCCTCATGATGGCGGGCAAGCTGCTCGGTCTTCTAGCCAGTCCGATAGGTCTTCTCATTGCCGGAGTTCTCCTGCTTGCCGGAGCAATAGATGACTTAATTGTCTTCACAAAGGGCGGCCCGAGCGTATTCGAAGATTTCTTGAAATCTGTGGGGTACACAGACGATCAAATCAAAGGAATCCGCAAGTCTTTTAAAGACGCTTGGCAGGCGATATCTGATCTTTTAGACAAACTTACGCCGCTCAAAGACATGTTCCTGAAGGCCTTTGGGGACGCTGTAGTGGCGGCTATTACGGCAGTTGTTGGGTTTATCGGAGATTTAGCGAAGAACATTGCGAGTCTGATAAATACCGCTCCAAAGATGAAGGATAACTTCATCAAAGCGTGGGAGGACATTGAATCCGGCTGTAAAAGAATTTTCAAGTGGCTGGAAGACAAAATGAAGTTTTTCACTGATTGGAAATTACCTGACTGGGCTTCTAAATCTATTGACACCGTGGGCGGATGGTTCGGTTTTGGTGACGATAAGAAGGCACCAGTTACAGCACCTCCGGGAGCTCAGGCCGGCGCCGCAGCTTCGATTGTTCCTAGGGCTTCTTCTTCAGTTATTAACGCGCCGATGAAAACGGATGTCAGCATTACGATTCAAGGTAACGCCGATCCTAAAGCCGTACAGGACGCCGCCTACCGTGCGGTAATGGAAGGTCAGGGAGATTATGAGGATATGCTGCAGAATGCGGCCAGTGGATATCGTCAAGGTGGTGGTTAAATGGCTAGTCTAAACTCTGTAATGTCCATGGGCTGGGCGGTAGTTGGCAACAATCTTCTGCCATTCGTTCCGTACACTTCTATTGGCGCAGTTGATGCAGATAAATCTTCAAGGGTTCCTACAGAGCCCATTGAAAACGGCCAGCTGGCAGCATTCAACATTGTGCGGGAACCTGAGCGGGTTAATGTAGAGTTTTTATTTAACGGTAATTACGCCATTCAGGTTTTGGCCCTTGCCATGCTTGATAGGCGATTAAACAGTACCGACACCTGCACGATATTTAGCCCTGCCAAAATTTGGCGAAATATGGCGCTCGATCACTATGATTTTTCCCGAACTCAAACGACGGGCGCCTCAATGCTCAACGTTCACGCTTCGTTTGTTGAAATTGTCTCTGTAAACCTAAGCCAGCAAAAAACCTCGTACTCGCCCAAGCGTGCAACTTCTGCCAATAAGGTGAATACCGGGCAAGCCCAAGTGAAACCAGGGGTCTTAAAGAGTATTGCCAACTTATTTAGCAAATGAACCAAATCGTTATAAGTGCTCTTCCGTTCCAAGAGTTCTCATGTGTTCTTGACGGTCAAAACTGCGTTATCCGGTTACGACAAGTTGCCGAATACCTCTTTTGTGACCTGATGGTTGAGGGTGTCCAGATATTCGCTGGGCGCCGATGCTGTGTAGGCACCGACATCAATTGTTATCCGACGCCTCTATTTTCGGGGCGTTTGTTTTTTGTCGATACCTTAGGGAACTCGGACCCTCAATACGAGGGGCTCAATTCTCGATGGATATTGATTTACGAGGAGGCAGGAAATGCCGTCACTACTGCCGGAAATTGATAAAAACACAACCTACACGCAAAAAGAGGTCGCTGTAACCATTACCCTTGACGGTCAAGAGGCGGTTACGTTTCAAGGATTTGCGGTTAAGTGTACGGTCGAAAAGTCCGGATGTCCTGCATTTCCCAAAGCTCAGATAGAACTTAAAGGGTTGTCCTTAACCACGATGGAGCGGCTGACCCATTTAGGTTTTAAGTCATTTTCATTGAAACGAAACAAAATCAATGTTTCTGCAGGAGAGAAGGGCAAGACACTCTCCGTTATTTTTAAGGGCGAAATCATCAACGCCTGGGCCGATTTCAATGCCGCTCCTTCTCCGACTTTTAAGATCGAAGCAAATTGCGGGCTTTTCCCTGCGCTGATACCTCAGCCGCCAATTTCTGTTAACGGGAACCAAACGGTTGCAGGCTTAATTGACCAGATCTCAAAGGAGATCGGTTACACACTTGAGAATAACGACATCACAGCTTCAATCAAGGACTGCATCATTGAAGGTGATCCGGTTACGAAAATGAGACGAATTGCCGGAGCAGTGGGGGCTAATCTAATTTTTGACGATGACAAGGTGGTGCTCGTTGAAAAATATGGAATCCGGAAGACTCAGGGATCTATTCCCTTGATTAACGCGATGAATGGGATGATCGGGTATCCGACATTCTCCAACAACGGTATCAACGTTACGACGTTTTTTAGGCCGGATCTGCGGATCGGAGCAAATTTCAAATTAGAGACGATAGTCCCAAGAGCATCCGGAACTTGGAAGATCACGGGGCTTCGACATGAGCTCAGTGCAAACGATCCCGGTGCTCAGGCGTGGAAAACGAGCATTACAGCAATTTATCCTAGGTGGTGAGACCGATGAGTAATCAAGAGTTCAGTGCAAACTATGATGATTTTGCAGGCTCTAATCCCATAAATGCCCTAGAGTTTTTTGTAAAGTCGATCCTTTCTAAGACGGTCTATACGGCATTTCCAGTCACGGTAACGGCAGTCGAGAGAAAAGGCACAGAAGCCGGCGCCGGTTACGTTACGGCCAAGCCCTTGCTAAAGCCTATGAATGTACAGGCTCAAGGGATTGAAGTGACGACGATTCCTAAATTGCCGTACTTTCGACTGCAGCATGGTACTGCCGCTATCGTCTGTGATCCAAAAGTTGGCGATGTTGGCTTAGCTGTTGTTGCCAAACACGATATTTCAAATGTGAACGGAGACAACACGTCCAAGGTTCCGGCGACATTCAGAGAGTTTGATCCTTCTGATTCTTTCTACATTGGTGGATTCTGGGGCAAGGCTCCGGAAGTCTTTATTCATTTGGAAGATGAAGGAACTATCAAGATTAAAGCTCCGACAAAGATCACGATTGAATCCCCGGAGTGTGAGGTCAATGCGAACACCAGTTTCACAGTCAACTCTGCTCAGATCAACTTGAACGGACCGTTTTCTGGCGGTGGTTCTGGTGGGGCTGACGCAACATTCAGTGGCGATGTTAAAGCGAAGGGTATCAGCTTGACTGAGCACGTTCATTCTGGCGTGGAAAGCGGGAATTCAAGTACCGGCACCCCGCAGTAAACGAGGAGGTTAGACCATGCCACATACAGCAAAAACAGCTCTTCTGAATCCTCAGTCATGGGATCTTCAGCTGACAAAGGAAGGAAATATCCTTCTTACGTCCGGAGCTTTGGCTATAGCTCAGAACTTGGCCAACGAGATTCGTTTGTGGACCAACGACGCCTATTTCCAGCAGGTCAACGGCATTGCATGGAAGGAAGCCCAGCTCGCGAAAAAGCTGGATTCCTCCGTCCTTGCTCAATTGATCCATGAGGCTGGGAATAGGGTTGATGGTGTGAAGTCAGTTGATTCTGTGGACATTACAGAGTTCGATGAGGAAACGAGAACACTCCACGGGGAAATCACGATCACGACTGAGCAGGACGAAACAGCTTCTTTTGTGTTCTAAAAAATTATGGCTCAAATCATTTTTAATCCGCTGGTCGGCGTAGAACTGCCGAGTACGCAAGAGATTCGCTCTGACCTAGGCTCCCGGATCCAGCAGGCGTTTCAAACATCGCCGACGGATCCGCTTCTGAACATCGAGCCCAGCTCTCCGATGGGACAGGTTCTTGATCTGATCGTGGCCGAAATCGAGGCTAAAAACTCTGAGATCCTTTTCCTGTCGAATATGGTGAATCCAGATCTCGCAACAGGGAAATTCCTAGATGCGCTGGCAGCTCTTTACGGTTTAGATCGCAAAATCTCCGAGCCTACGGTGGTCAACTGCGTTCTGACCGGCTTGAAGGGGACGGTTATTCCCTATGGTGCGATCGCTCAAGATTCTCTTGGCAACCAGTTCAGACATTCGGCGGCAGCAGGTGCGCGAATCGGAGACACCGGAACCGTCACAACGACCTTTACTGCTATTGAGCACGGCCCGCTAGAAGTGGCGGCGGGAGCAGTGAACAGGATCGTCACAACGATTGCCGGATGGGACACTATTAACAATCCTGCTGCTGGCGTAGTCGGTCGAGATGAAGAGACGGACGCAGAACTTAGAAACCGCATGGTCGAAAGTTATGCTGTCAATGCCACTGGGTATGTTGAAGCGATTGAGGCAAACCTAGCGGCTCTTGAGGGCGTCCTCGATGTCAGAGTTTTAGAGAATCCGACGAATGCTGCCTTCACTCAATTTGGTGTGAGCATCAATCCTCATTCCATCTTGGTCGCCATTGTTGGCGGAGAGGATGAGCAGATCGCTCAAACGATCTATCAGCGAAAGGACGCAGGGTGCGGGACTACCGGATCCTATCAGGTTTCCTTCACAGACTCTAGGTTCTACAACGCAACTTATGTATACAACATTGTTCGACCGCAGAACCAAGCTCTTAAGGTCAAGATTGAATTCTTTGCTACTTCAATGAATCCGACTGAGAAAAACAATGTTATCCAAGCTGTGATCAATGACGTTCTTGGACAAGGAGCGAACGACCGCGTTTCTTTAGCTTCGACTGTCTACGCTTCTCGGTTCTATGCCGCAATTCAATCAGCGACAGCCGTTCCGGTTGCATCCATTCAGGTAGCCCTAGGAACAGGGACTTTCGGATCAAGTGTCCAAATTCCTGCGAATGTTGAGCCTACGATTCAAGAGTCCGATGTCTCTCTGGTATTCCAGACAGGAGGCTAACAATGGCAGATTCTGCAACTTGGCGGAACATTCTGAGTGTTGAGGATTTTCGAAAACTCTCAAATGTCCGATCGTTGATTTCTATTGCGCTCCAGTCGCAGTATTCGCACTCAGAGCGGTACAGGCAATTAGGATTACTTTTCAATGCGGAACTAGACGCGTCCCTTCAACTGGACGCGTTTTTTAATTTCATATTGAACCCTGATACGGCATCAGGAGTCTGGTTGGATTGGTGGGGAAAGCGAGTAGGCGTGAACCGGAACCTCGTTGTCGACGGTCAGGACACCCGGCTGGATGATGAGTTTTTCCGTTTCCTGATTTTTTATCGTGCTGTTGTAAATGTTTCGAACTCTACAGCAGAAACCATCAACTCCCTGTTGACTCGGCTGATAGGGCTGCCGGCATTTGTCACCGACTATCAGGACATGACGATAACGATTCGCATTGTTGGTGATCCGTCTGCTGTCCAAATCGCCATTTTGCAAAATTACGGCTTGTTAAACAGGCCAGCTGGGGTTTTGGCAAATGTGGAGACGGTCGTTCCAAACAATCTGGTATTCGGATTCTTCGGGTCCAATTTATTGCCCTTTAATCAAGGTGTCTTCAATCCCTCAAAGGTCATTGAGATATGAGTAATTATCCAAAGTATCAATTAAGCGCGGCTATCGCCCAGGACGGAGAAATTACCATTCCTCCGTTAACTTCAGAAGAAGCAGGGTTAGGACGACTCTCTCAGCAAATAGGTTGGGGACGAGAAAATGCTATTCCCATCGAACAAGGCGGCATTCCTCCGTTTAAATCGGACTTCAATGGCGTCTTTTTCCTGCTTTCTCAATTTTTGCTGTGGTATCAACAGGGCGGGATTATGAATTATTCCGCTCTCTTGGACTATGAAGTTGGGAACGAGGTTATGCAGAATGGAACCAAGTATCGCTGCATCCAAGCCAATGGACCGTCAACCACAAAGGTGGCGCCCGGAACTAACAGAGCAGTTTGGAAAAATATCGACATTACCGTTCCTGCCGGCGCCGTTGTTCCTTTTTACAACGTGACATTAGGTGGAAGTGACGGGAGGCGCCCTGTTTTTTGGGGTACTACTCAAGCCGAGGAAGGTTGGATTCTTTGTGATGGCCAGAGTGACGGGAAGAATGGTGTAACTCCAAACTTGATTGGAAAATTTATAAAGGGATCTTTACCAAAAGATTCGGGCACGACTGGCGGTGCTTCAACTATTGAGATTCCAGATTTGACCGTCAACGGCACAGTTGGTGCTACTGCGCTGACGGCCGCACAGATGCCAGCACATTCTCATTCAGGTAGCACATCTCCTGCAGGTGCTCATACCCACACAAGAGGTTCAATGAATATCACCGGACAAATTTCCGCTAATTGGTTGAGCGTGATTGGAACCGGTCCTCTTGTTTATGTAGGCGATCATCCCGGATGCTCCGATGGCCGTCAAAATGGTCGAGGTGTTTTCAATATTGATGCGTCCAGAACTTGGACGGGGGAAACATCTTCTAATGGCTCCCATCAGCATGGATTGAGTATCGGCTCTACTGGTGGAGGTCAAACGCACACGCACACCTTAACAGCGAACGCAAAAATTACAGGCGTTACCAATGAGCCGCCTTTTTACACGCTCGCTTATTTCTTGCGCTTGCCGGAGTAATTGATCATGGCAGATTCGAAATTCCAATTTCATTACACGCCGACAGGAACCGGAGTTATCAGCGGTCCCGAAGTTCTTCAGCAGACGGAAGACGCTATTAACGATGTTGGCGAGTATGCAGACCAAGCCTCTGACAATTCCGAAGAGGCTCTATCGATAGCTAAGGAAGCTCGGCAAACAGCACAGACGGCAAATTCAACTTCTTCAAATGCATTGGCGGAAGCGAATGCTGCAAATGAAAAAGTTGAGACTTTGAAGCAAGTAGTCGATGATTGGGATGCAGATATACAGACTGCTATTGCTCAATCCAAGAGTGCGGTCGATGCTTCAACGGTGGCGGTTACAACAGCGAACTCGGCACAAACTTCGGCTTCCGCGGCTCAAACTGCTGCTCAAGGTTCAGCTGCTAGTGCCCAAACTGCGGCTAACAATGCAGCCCAATCTCTGCAAACTGCTCAGGCGGCGCAACAGGCGGCAGAAACAGCCCAGAGCAATGCCGAAACCGCACAAACGGCGGCAACAACCGCCCAAACCGCCGCGCAGACTGCAGAAACGAAAGCTCTTGAGGCGGCGGCAAGTGCCTATGCTGTCAGAGTAATCAATCAAGCGCTCCAAGTTTCGGCCACTATTCAAATCTCGGATTTGAAGCCTCAAGGCAACATTAAAGCTGGTGACACCGTAGTCGGAACAGATGGAAGAATGTTCACGATTGCGTCTGTGGACACATCTGCCGGGACAGCTCTTTTATCTGCGGACTACACGGATTTAACGCCGAGTGTCTCATACGAGGCGGCTCAAGCCCTTACAGAGACGCAACAGACCACAGCACGGTCGAACATCAACTTTACAGCCGGTGCGGAATCTTGGGCTGAAACCTATTTCAATGGTCATGTCGATGACTACCTCTGCCCGATTCTCGAAGAATTGATTCTCGAGAACGGAGGTACACAGCAACAAATTGACGATGCCAAGAACACACAAACCAGTAGCAACTCTGAATCAGGAAACTCTTAAAAAGGACAAAGCATGAAAACACTTGAAGAAGTCCGGCAAGAGATGTTGGCCATGGCTATGGGTCGGCCTCTTGCAAAATATTCATTGAAGGACTCGGATGGAAGGATCGTTGTTTCCTCCAATGCGCCGAGTCAGCACGCGTTCACAGATCCTAAAGATGAGGCGTACGCAGAGATCCATTACAAACTATCCGAAAGATTTAAGCGAGATGATGGAGTCATCATCAAATATTGGAAGCTTGAGCCCAGTCCTCAAGGCTATTTCCATAGTGCTGACGGTAATTATTACCTTTCAACAGAACTTCCGGAACTGGATGACAACTTTGTCCAAGAGCGTTACGAACAGGAAGTAAGAGGGGAGCGCAATGCTCGAATCTCTGACACTGATAAATACGTCCAGCTTCCGGACATTACTGTTCAGTCAGTTGCTAAGGCAAAGAGAGCTCAATTAACCGAAGCAGATCGACAGGCGTTATTAAGTTATCGCCAAGCACTCAAGGATCTTCCGGACAAGCCTGGCTTTCCTTTTGTCGACTATCCGGCATTTCCGGAAGCTTTGGCCTACGAATTGGAGCAGGCAGTTGATGCCCGCAACTCTATGAGACAAGGAGGTTTTTTCAATGCTTAAAGAATTAGCAAGCCGGTTGTGTAGCTTATTCGTTCCCCGTAAATCGGTGAGCGGGGGGGTACTACAGTTTATGGAGTTGACGCTTCCAGCCTAGGTGTGCCTGATTACTCGTCATATGTTCAGGTAAGTGTGCCTGATAGCACAGGACCAACTTGGGTAAGCACGGGTAGGTATGTTCTCCCCTATGACGCGCTGATAGTCGGGGTATCCACAAATACCGACTCAGGACAGGAAGCTCAGCCCGTCCAGCTATCTATTGTGGGACAACCCTCTCCGACGTCTTTATATACAGTTAGGAGGCCATCTTACAACGCAGCGATTTCTATCTTTGCAAGAAAAGGCGATGAGATCGGATACACCTTAGGCGGGTCTGGAAACTACTTAAGAATTTTCAAGTTAACACCAAATTAACGCCGAGCATTTAGGCTCGGCAAGGAGCTTAAATGCTAAAACAGCTACTTCAATTACTATTGAATACAAGGACTACACCGAGCGAAGCAGCTCACAATGCTGCCCCGGGAAGAATAGACATAGGTATTTCAGGTCAGGAATACATTTGTCCCGCCGATGGCTTTGTTACCGCTTCAGCTAATGCGATGAATGTTGGTGGTTTTGACATGCAACTTTTTCGCAACGGTCTATCAGTTCAAGGCGGCCCGCAGGAGGTTTCTGTGCCTGCATGGACCCAGTCGGCGATGATTCCAGTCGCTAAAGGGGATACAGTTAACATATCTTTGTATAACCAAAACAGTTGGCAGTGGAGATTTATATCCTCAATCGGGGGGGGTATAACCACTTTGTTCGGAGGGCTCTGTCATGCTTAAGGCCCTCATTCAATTGTTTGCCGAGAAGTTTCTGCAAAGCAAAAAGTCTTGGGTTGCAGAACAATCAGCTCCTATTATCCATCAGGGCATTAATATTCCTTGTTCAAGCACCACTGATTTCTTTACCTACACCGCTCCGTGCAACGGCTGGGCGACTTCTCGGTGCAATTCAACTACAGTCTCAGCTCTTGAAATCCAAGTCGAGAACGGGCAGATGGCACTTGCTTCCGTACTTAACGGAAACACTGCGGGAGCTGGAATCTGTTGTTACGTTAAAAAAGGGACACAGATTAAGTTCTTGTGCCGTGGGGGAAGTACAACCGATTATTCTCTTTGGTTCTACAAAGCAAGTTCAGACTTTTAATCCTTTGAAAGGAGGCGCATTATGCTGAAAAACATTCTGAGCCTCCTGCTGAGCAAGTTCTACAGCAAGAAAGAATCCGAGTTGGTTGGACATCAGGCTATGCCTTCTAGTCAGAGCATTAGCATTACTCCGACGGTTAATAGCGTAGGAGACGAGGTTGCAACGGTTGCAACTTTCAATGCACAAGCCGATGGGTTCGTAATTGTAAGAGCAACTACTGATGGAGCACCGGCTTCCCGGTTGATTCTCTCTAGTTACGTTTCTACTTATATTTTTAATAATTCCGTAGGCGGAACAATAGCAACATTCATTCCTATTGCAAAAGGGATTCAATGCACGGTACAAGGCCGTAACCTAAAAAATATAGTTATTAGTCTGTACAAGACAATCGGGGGGGGGTAGCAAGCTCGTTAAGAACGCTCTTCTGCAAGGATGTGGCCTATGCTTAAACAGCTTATCCAGCTCTTTGCGGAGAAGTTCCTTGTTAGTAAGAAGGAGTGGGTCGCTCAACAGCGTAACACGGCACCCTCAAACACTGTCGAGCTTTCGCTTCCAAACGATAATAACTTGCATACTTACACTCCACCAGCGGACGGTTTGCTTGTGCTTGGGCAATCTTGTTCGTCAGGAGCTTGTTACTTGGAAGTCATCGCCTCTGGTGCGAGATTTAATCTCGATCAGTCAGGCACTGGAATTTACCAAGGTTTTACAGTGCAGGTTAATAGAGGCCAAACGGTTTCTTTCAAGGCAACCGCAGATAACCGAGGAAATTATTCGATCCTTCACTTCATCCCGTTTGTCAGTCAAACGTGAGGTGGGTTTAGGAGGTGCGTCATGCTGAAATCATTGCTTACGCTCCTCCTCTCCAAGTTCGTGAAGAAAAGCGACATGGAGTTTATTGCACAACAGGCTATGCCTGAAGGCTGGGTTAGGCGGGTTTTATTAAAAGACAGCGTACTCGGAAAAATTCAAGATGTGTACACGGCCCCATCCAATGGCTATCTTTGCATAGACGGAGGGAATGCAATAGGGTACATCTCCATTAACGGATCCGTGCATTCTCGTATTGAAGTTGCAAACGGCTCTCTTTTATGGCCTCAGATTTTTGTGACTGCAATTAAAGGTGCAAGACTTAACTATGAGATTGGAGTGACTTCAGGACAAACAGAAGGTACTAACGTTTACTTTGTGCCATCATCAGGAACTCCTTCTTAACCGCTCCGCCCCTCTCCTGAGGGGCTTTTCTTTACATTTAAGCGCAGAGATATCTGCCTTCCAGCAGGGGGAGGAAACGTCTTCTCTTTTTGTTAAGTTAAAAATAAATTCGTTTGAGGCGGATACTCTCAAGTTCCGCCTCTTCTCGGTCTTTCGACCGGTTATGATCCTTCGCCAATGTTGGAAGGGGTTTCAAGCCGACAGCACCGCTCCTACCTCTCAGAGCTTTTAACCATCGGCCGCAGAGCGTGGGACTAGGATCTGCATCCCACGGTGCCTATACATTTCCAACCAACGTAGTCCGCCAAATGACGGCCTGAGGCTAGTCAACTAGAGGCTTTTTAAGCCTCGACCCGAAGGTCGAGGTAGTTGACTAGGTGTGCGCATTGAAAAAAAAAGCGCTCCTATTGTATCTAAAAAGGAATAGACATGGAAACAGATTTCAGCCTCAGCGAATTTGCCAGCACGGTAAACCTAATAGTGTTCACGCTCATTCTTATACCCGAGTTTGGCAGAATCTGGTAAATAAAAAGCTCTCAACTCTTTGATTATTGGCAAGTTCAGAGCTTTTTTAATTTATTGTCTTGTGTACATGCTAGAGCATGTCCTTAACCAATTCCGGAATTGCCTCCTCTGTTGTAAGTCTTACACCCAAGCAGCGCCCCATTTCTTTGAGATTAACTAAGCGGGCCGGCGGTACGAGTCCCACTGTTTTAAAGAGTATTTCAACCTGATTTGGCTGCTTCCTGCGTTCTGCAAGTTCAGCCTTAAGTTCTTCTTGATTCAATCCCTCCAAGCCCTTCCTAATGTTTTGCGGTCTCGAGCACTGCAAGAACATTAATTCATCGCCGCTTTTTATGGGTACGGTCGTCGCAGAATTCAATGCACGTATGATTTCCGGGATTGTCAGCGGAGTACCTGATTTATTCAATTTCCACTGCAGCAGTTTGAGAATCCCCAACGCAATCACACAAATAAGTATGTGGCCTTTAATGTGGTTTGAGTTCCTCACGTACATGGGCCGTAAGCCCAGATGAGATTTCATAATTCGGAAGCAGCTCTCGATCTGGTTCAGCTCGTGGTAGGTGGCGGCCAGACGTCCGTCCGGCACAGCGTCAGTTTCCTGACAGTTAGGTGCATTCTTGTAAACGAGAGCTGCGTACCCGGCAAGACGGCGTTTGGCTTCGAACGTCTCTTCATCAATTCCTTCTATTCTCGCCTCTGTTTTTTCCGAAGTTTTTGCAATGGAAGCCCAGCCGGAGCTCTTGGGTTTAACTTTTACTCCCTGGGCTTGTTTCTTCAGCACAAGCTGCTTCCAGACTTCGAGGACTGCCAGATCTCGTTTTTGTCTCTTCTTATCAAAGGTCAGAACTAAAGTGCATTTAGTATCTTCAGCCTTGCGCTTTCCTTTCTTAGTCCAGTCTTTGACGACCTTGAAGCGGGCGACTTGCTCTCCTTGTTTGATGATCGGAATATAACCCTCAGGGTCGAACATTGCCTTTGTTGTCTTCTGGTCCAGATTGCTTACTTTCTGTGCCATCAGGAATCCGAGGTCGCTGCTCTGAAGCATCTTTAAGTTCGCTGCAGAATTAAGGCCCCTGTCGGCTACGACGATGCTCTCTTTAACGTTGTATTTCTGTTTCAGAGATTCAATTGAAGCGGCCATGGTTTTGAACTCGGATGCGTTTCCGGCGTAGACATAAAAGTCAATCGGGATGCCTTCTTCATTAATCACTAACGCGATAGAGGTTAACGGAAGGTCAAAGCGATGCTCTTTTGAAGGACCTCTCATTCGAAGGTATTCAATTTTCTGCGCCTGAATTTTCTTAATGAAATCATCCGTTTTTTGGCTGGGCACCAGTCTTCCTTCCTTGTCAAAGCATGCAGCATCCAACTCGCCGTTTTCATAGGCCAGCTGCACCTCTTCCTGAAGCCGGTCTTGGAAATCCATCTGCTGTCTGCCGCATTCCAAGTCAGTAAGCGCCGTTTCAAAGTAGACATTAGTAACGTCGTAAAAAATCAACGTAGCTTTTGTTTTCCCAAGCTGATTATTGATTGAGCGATTGAAGAATCTCATGATTGAGTCCTTATGCTCAAACAAGTAATCGTAAGAATCGTAGTAACTGTCTAAACCGATGCCTTGAACCGGCGCTCCTAAGAAACCGTCCTGATCTCCGAATGAGTAAAAAACGGAGTGCGGATCAAGAATTTTCAAGAAGCACAGGTAGGAGACAACAGCGTTTAAGTCGAATTTTGCTTTTGTTTGTCTGTGCTGGATATCTTTGAACTTTCTATCCAAATGAAGATGGTCGTCCCAGATCTTTTTTAAGAGGTAATGTCCGTACTGCAGCAGAGGAAGCGGAGCGCCGGCAGAAGAATTGTTGTCAAAGCTAAGCAGACTTTGAACTTGTGCGAGTCGATTGAGCGACTGAAGGCGGCTCTTTTCCGCATAGTCTTCCTGATACTTCTTCTTCAAATTTTCCAAGTAGTTTGGATCTGACTGAGAAAGGATGTCGAGCCGCCCCAAGTTCTGCACGACCTTGTGCTTGACCTTTCCGTTTTCATCCCGATAAGACTCCATGAGCCGGACATAAGTGTATTGCCCGTTGGCTCCGCCTTTGCAAGTAGAGACATACATAGACCACCTCAATTGTTGAGTCTAATTATAACATATCTACTACATATCTACATATAAATAATTAAACCAGGGCCAAAAAATAGACCTCTTGGGCGTTGCCGCCCAAAAGGTCAATCAGAATCTGCCAAACTCAGGACCTAATAGTGTTCACGCTCATTCTTATATGTGCGGCATCGGGTTCTGCTATGCCGTACGTGCGAGCGGAACGGGGCTGGAATTTTCCGCGCTGGTTTGTTGAGTTCATATCCAGTTGTGCCGCGGGCTTCATTGTCTATCTGATCCTCCGCACCTCCAAGTTGTCCTGGGAATGGATAGGAGCTTGTAGCGGAGTGTCTGCATATTTTGGCCTGAAGATCATGAACACTCTTTACGGTGTCGTCACAGGCAAATTAAAACTTACCGTCCACAATGGAGCGAACCATGACAATTAGTATGCGCTCGTTTATAGCCGGACTTATAAAGCTGGTTTTGTTCTTTGCTTTTTATATGGCAGGGTGGCTCACAAACTCTCAGCTTAATCAGTACACGATCGTGTCGCAACAAGACCGGATCAACAGTCTGGAGAACGAAACGGCCCTCCAGCGCCTCCAGATCAACGAGCTAAACCGCCGAGCGACATCAAACACCGAGAGCATTAAACAACTCACAAAAATCCAGCAAGACCTAGAAACCCTCAAATCTGAGGTTCAGAGGTTGCACGGCTTAAAGGAGGCTAAATGAGAAAACAGGATATTCTGCTTTATCCGCCTGAATTAGCAACTCAATTCATATCGGAATTCGAGCAGGGCCCTAAGGGCGGTCCGGCCCTCGAATCATACAAATGCCCTGCTGGGGTGTGGACAATCGGTTTTGGCCACACGAAAGACGTGCACGCAGGCGAGCACATTACGCGCAATGAAGCATACGACCTTCTAACTAAAGACTTGATTCACACCCAAGAGGAGCTGGCAGCGCTTGTTCATGTGCCAGTGACCGAGAATCAGTTTATTGCTTTAATGAGCTTTGTATTCAACTTCGGCATTACGAAATGCAGGCGGTACACATTATTCAAAATGGTGAATGCTGAGAACGAGGACGGCATTAGAGAATGGTGGCCGAAGTATTGCAATCCTGGGACGGCCTATGAGAAAGGTTTGCGTCGCCGCCGTTATGCAGAACTAGAACTCTTTTTCAGAAAATGATCCGAGTAATTTTGATTATTGCCGCCGTCATGTTCTCCAGTGTCCTGGGGTATCACTTCGGGCAACAGGAAACGGAGTTACGTTGGACGCAGGAGCGGGAGCAGCTACTTGCTCACCAGATAGAAACGTTACATAGAAAGGATAAAGAAATTGCGCAGTTGGAAAAGTCTATTGGTGTCCTTAACGATTCTGCTCTCCGGGTGCGCGAGCGAGACGCCCAGATTCAGCGACGCCTACAGAGGGAGCTTGGAGAGTGTGATCGATTTAGACGCGCACTTGAGCTCTCTTCAAAAACTCTTGCAGAATGTGCAGAGCGCGCAGTCAGCGATAGACGAATCATTGAAAGATGTGCCATCCAACTCCGATAATGGACAACCCAGAGGTTTAAAAGACAATCCAGAACCTTTCCGCTAATATATTAATTAGTGGGCTGTCTTCCAGATCGAAAACGTCAAATGTACCAACAAATGTATCAATTTGATCTGAGTAGGATATAACCTTTTGATTTATTTGGGTCGTTCGAATCCCGCCGCCGACCACAAATTCTCGAAAGGCTGTCCAAGTGGCAGCCTTTTTTGGTGTGCTCGGCATGAGCATTCTCTATAGGGTGAAAGTCCCGAGTCTGCCCGCTAGTGGGAAAGACTAG